CCCCTGATCCCTCGCCGCCGGCGGGACCTGGTCCGGACCCGCCCGGCGGCGAGGCGCAGCCTGACATCGGCGTCCTGGGCGCGGCCGGACTGGCCGGGCTGGTGCGCCGCGAGCTCGGCGAGACGTTCACCACCCACCCGGCCGCCGAGACCCTGACTGCGCTCGCGGTCGGCCTGGCCCTGGACCTGGAGTACAACCCGACGACCCAGTTCGACGGACGGGTCAAGGCCACGGTCACCCGCCAGCTGGTCGCGACGATCGCCGCCCTGACTTCCGTCGCGGAGTCCGGAGGTGTCGAGGATGACCTCTTCGGCGATTCGGGCCAGGCCCCGTTGGTCGTCGCCCCGCCGGCCTGAGCGGCCCACCTACGGCCCCCGGGTCGGGCAGATCAGCCGGCGCCTGGGCCGGGCCCTCCTGCCGTGGCAGCAGGAGTTCCTCGACCTGGCCCTCGAGGTGATCCCGGAGACCGGGCGGCTCGCGTACCGGGAGGTCCGGCTCACGGTCCCCCGACAGTCCGGGAAGACCACCGTCATGCTCCCCACCTCGGTGTGGCGGGCCACCGCCAGCCGGCAGCTCGGCGGCCGGCAGCGGATGCTGTACGCCGCGCAGACCCGTGAGGCCGCCGCCGAGAAGTGGCGTGAGGATTTTCTGGAGGACCTGAAGCGGTCACCGGCGATGACCGGTCGGTTCCGGGCCCGCCTTTCGAACGGGTCCGAAGCGGTCATCTACCAGGACGGCTCGAAGTTCGGGCCGGTCGCGACCACCGAGACCGGTGCGCACGGCAAGACCATCGACTGGGGCGTCATCGACGAGGCGTTCGCGCAGACCGACACCCGCATCGAAGCCGCGTGGGGACCGGCGATGATCACCCGGCCGCAGGCCCAACTGTGGGTCGTGTCCACCGCCGGGACCGCCGCGTCCACCTACTTGCGCTCCAAGGTCGACTCGGGGCGGCAGGCCGCCGAGCAGGGCCTCGACACCGGCGTCTGCTACGTCGAGTACTCCGCGCCCGACGACGCGGACATGGCCGACCCCGCCACCTGGTGGGAGTGCATGCCGGCGCTCGGGTTCACGGCCACCGAGGACGCCGTCCGCGGCGAGCGGGACCGGATGGAGTCGTGGGCGGACTTCTGCCGCGCCTACGGCAACCAGTGGACCGAACAGGTCCTCGACACGGTCATCCCCATCCGGGTGTGGCGGGACTGCGGGGACCCCGGCTCGACGATCGCCGGCCGCCCGGTCCTCGCGTTCGACGTCAGCCCGGCCCGCTCGAGCGCGGCGATCGCCGCAGCCGGATACCGGACGGATGGCCGGCCGCACGTCGAGATCGTCGAGCAGCGCGCCGGCACCCACTGGGTGATCCCCCGACTCGCCGAACTCGTCGCCTCCCACGACCCGATCGCCGTGGTCCTGGACGCCGCCGGCCCCGCCGGGAGCCTGCTGCCGGAGTACCGGCGGAGCATCACCCGCCCCGAGCCCGTCGTGATGACCGCCCGGGACATGACCCAAGCCTGCGGCGCGCTCCTGGACGACGCCACCAACGACCGGCTCCGCCACCTCTCCGACCCCCTCCTCGAGCAGGCGCTCGCCGGCGCCGGCCGCCGGATCCTCGGCGACGCGTGGGCATGGAAACGCCGCACCTCCACCACCGACATCACCCCCCTCGTCGCCGCCACCGCAAGCCTGTGGGTGCTGCAGAGCGGCCGGCGGGTCCTGAACGACGACGAGCTGCGCGAGAGCCTCGGCTGATGGGAGGTCCCGGGTGAGCCGACTGCAGGACGCCTGGCAGGCGCTGACCGGCCGCACACAGTCCCGGGACCTGGCCGGCGATGAGATCCTCGGGTGGCGGCAGCGGCCCGCCGTCCGGGGCCGCACCAACGTCAGCCAGGAGCAGGCACTGCGGCACTCCGGCTGGTGGGCCTGCCTCCGGCTCCGCGCGGACCTGGTGTCGATGATGCCGATCGACGCCTACCGGACACGCGACGGCTACCAGATCCCGGTGACCGCACCGGACCTGCTGCGCGAACCATCACCGGGCATCGACATCGCCGAGCACATGTACTCCAGCGAATTCGACCTCGGCCGGTACGGGAACAGCGTCGGCATCATCACCAGCCGCACCGCGCTCGGATTCCCCGCGACCATCGAACTCGCACCGATGGCGGATACGACAGCACGGATGCGCGGCTACCGGCTCATCGAATGGCGGGTCTGCGGGGAGAAATACACCCCCGACCAGATCTGGCACGAGAAGCAGTACACCGTCGGCGGGATGCCGCTGGGCCTCTCACCTCTCGGCTACGCGGCGTGGACGGTCAGCGGGTACCTGTCGGCGCAGGAATTCGCGCTGGACTGGTTCGGCGGCGGCGCCCGCCCCTCCGGGACGCTGAAGAACACCAATCAGACCCTGACCAGAAGGCAACGCGAAATCGCGAAAGCCGACTTCCGGGCCTCCGTCGAGAACGGCGACATCCTGGTCCACGGCTCGGACTGGGAGTGGACGCCGGCGCAACAGGACGCCGCGTCCAGCGGGTTCCTGGAATCGCAGAACGCGAGCCTCCTCGACACCTGCCGTTACCTCGGGGTACCCGGCGACATGATCGACGCCGACCGGCAGACCGGCAGCATCACCTACGCGAACGTCACCCAACGGAACCTGCAGCTGATGGTCATCAACCTCGGGCCTCAGGTGCACCGCCGGGAACGTAAATGGTCCACCGCCCTACCGAAACCCCGGTTCGTGAAGCTCAACACGGACGCCATCCTGCGGATGGACCCCGCGACCCGGGAAGAGATCCTCCTCAAGCGCGTCGCCGGGAATGTCCTGGCCAACTCCGAGGCCCGCGCCTTGAACAACCTGCCCCCGTTCACCGATGAGCAGCTCGCCGAGATCTCGTACTTCGCGCAGCTGAAGGCCAAGCAGCCGCAACCGGCCGTTCAGGCCGGATCACTCTGGGAGGTTCCTGCGTGAAGCACACCCTGCGCGAGGCGGCCACGGATCGCTCCGCCGGTGTCCGGGCCCGCGCCGACCGGCCCAGCCAGCGCCGCAGTACCGAACGCGCCGGCTCCCCCGCCGTCGTGGCGGCACCGATGTCCAGGTGCGAGATCCGCGGCGCCGACGGCGACGGGCCACTCGTGTTCGACGGGATGGCCACCGTCTACGAGCGCGGCTACGAGATGTGGGACATGTTCGGCCCCTACACCGAGTACGTGCACATGGGTGCCGGGGCCGTGTCGATGGCCCGCGCCGACCTCGACGTCCCCCTGGTCCTCGGGCACAACCCGATGCAACGCCTGGCCCGCACCGGGAACCCCGTCTCACCGCTGATCCTCACCGAAGTCAACGACGGCGACCGGCCAGGCCTGCACGTCCTGGCGCCCTCGCTGCAACGGGACAACCCGTGGGTGAGCCAGATCGTGCCGCTGCTACGGACCGGGCTGATCGACGAGATGTCGTTCCGGTTCATGATCACCGCCGGGCGGTGGAACGAGGACTGGGACGAATACCACATCCACGCCTACGAGATTCACCGCGGTGACACCGCGATCGTCGGGTACGGCGCGAACCCGCACACCGCCGGCTCCGGCCTCCGAAGCCAACCCCAGCCCGAAGGGCTGTCGAGCTCGGCGCGGATGCTGCTGGAGCTGTCCCGCGCGGACGACGTCCGCCCCACCATCTCCCGCTGACCCGAGGGTCGCCGGCCTGCTCCACCCTGCACACCGCAACGCGCTAGCGGCTCTCCGCGCCCGTCAGGGGCCTGGGGACTCGGGCCTGTCGCACGCAGACACCCCGTCCCAAGATCCCCTGGAAGGAGTCCCGTCGTGGACCCGAAGAAGCTCCGCGAGCAGGTCCGTGCCGCGCTCGCGAAGAAACTGGGTGAGCGGAAGACCGCCACCGACCAGATCAACGCGCTGCGCGGCGCCGTCGAGTCCGGCGCCGTCGACGTCACCGACGAGCAGGTCCGCACGGCGCTCGCCGTGCGGACGGCGCTGGACGCCGAGATCGACCAGCTGCAGGCGCGTGACGCCGAGCTGAGCGCCGAGATCGAGCGGGAGGACGCCATCGACCGGCTCTCCCGCGACGTGCAGCCCGCCGGCGCCGGTGGCCCGGGCAGCACGGTCCGGCTGCCCGGGAATGAGCGGGAGGTCCGGATCGGGCAGGAGCCCCGCACCTACGCCCGGCACAACGACCCCGGCGGCCGGCAGTTCCTCCGGGACGTCGCGTCCTCGTTCTGGTACCGCGGCCCCGGCCTCGACGGCGGGGCGTCGGAGCGGCTGCAGCGGCACATGGCCGAAGAGATGCACGAACGCGGTGACGAGATCCGCGCCGCGAACTGGGGTGGCGCCCAGCCCGGCGGCGGAACCCAGGACCGCGCCGTGGGCACCGGCGCGTTCGCCGGTCTCACCGTGCCGCAGTACCTGACCGACATGTACGCCCCGGCGGCCGCCGCGATGCGCCCGTTCGCCGACTCCTGCAACGGCCACCCCCTCCCGGAGGCCGGGATGCAGCTGAACATCAGCCGCATCACCACCACCACCGGTGTGGCCCTGCAGGCCACGGAGAACACCGCAGTGCAGAACACCGACATCGACGACACCCTGCTGACGGTCAGCGTGCAGACCGCGGCCGGGCAGCAGACGATGTCCCGTCAGGCGATCGAACGGGGCACCGGCACCGAGGACGTCACCGTCCAGGACCTCTACAACCAGTGGGGAACCCGGATCGACCTGACCCTCATCCAGCAGGCCACCACCGGCCTGTCCGCGGTGGCCACATCCAACGCCTACACCGACGGCACGCCGACCGCGGCCGAGCTGTACCCCAAGACGCTGCAGGCCGCAGCCGGGGT